ATGGTTGACGTGTCCTAATACCGCAAACTGTGCGGTTTATGCCGCTGGTCATTTACATAATTTTACGATTACCAATATACTACTCTGTTTGCAAGCTGCTGGTTATCCAGTAAATGATTTACGATGGTATTTGACAAAAGGTCAGTTGAGAGTCAGGGTTAAAGCATATGGTATTCCTGGGATTCTGCCAGATCCATTTGAAAAAGCTCTGTCAAAAGATATACATTTCAGCGTTAATAAACTACCACAAATATGGAGATGGCAAAATGAAGAATAGTATGGAGCATTGGAATGGCTCACAGATGTGTGTCATAGATACTGAGACAACGGGACTTGACCCTTACTGGCACGAGATTATACAAATCTGTATATTACCTCTTGATTCAAACATCAAACCACGTAAGGATGTACTTCCGTTTTATATAGAAATACGTCCAGACTTTCCAGAACGTATAGACCCTGAGGCTATGACCGTCAATAAACTAGATGCTTGCAAGATAGCTACTAGAGGGTTTGACAGAGAAAAAGCTAAAGATATGCTTCGTGACTGGATTGATAAACTTGATTTACCATTCACAAAAAGCGGATCTTACAGAAAAAGAATTATTCCACTTGGTCAGAATTATGCATTTGATCGTGCATTCATTCTTCGTTGGCTCGGTGTTCACGAATACAATGAATTCTTTGATTACCATTATAAAGATACAATGATAGCCGCGCACTACCTAAATGATAGGGCAGCTATGCACGGAGAAGCAGTACCATTTGCAAAGGTAAATCTAAGTTGGCTCGCTAATAAACTAAATGTCCAAAATGAGCGAGCACACGATGCATTATCCGATTGTGTGACTACTGCTGAGGTTTATAGACGACTCTTGATGCAGGGCCTTTTGGGATAATAAATCTAATTGGCAGGGGGTGAGCATACTCAAGAATAGTTTTCTTATGTGACAGAAATCTTTTCTTACTGCCACCTCTAGCTGAATCATATCCTATACATTTACCATACTCAACACTATTGGTAACACAGGAATCAAAACACAACATTCTAAATCCTGTGCAGTTTAGTTTCTTAGCTAGTGCTAAGGCATAAACAACTGTTATATTATTCGTAGATAATCCTAATTGCGAATAATGGAAAATGTATTTATCCTCTATATCTGGATACCAATATCGGCAAGCATATGACAATATTATGCCACCATAAGTTGGGCGACAAGTATCTTTAAGCCAGGCGTCTTGTTGCATAGCATATACTTTATTAGGTATCTTGAGTGACTCAACCTTATGTATACACTCATTTATGCATAGCACAGGCAACCTAGGATTTGAAAAATCACTAGCCGATAAGTTATCTAGACTCGGACCTTTACCGACAATATAACATTCTTTGTTAGCGAAGTAAGGTTGCATTTCTGCCAGATTCTTACCTTCTGATTGTTTAGGATACCAGCGTAATTCGCCTTCAAGTTTTACGTAATCCTTCCTTAACATCTCTTCTATTTCAGGATTAGCACGTGGCAAAAAGAATGAACCATCCCCGGCTAATCTGGTTTTCATACCAGCTATGAACTCTGGAATAGTTACGCAGACATTAACGGATTGTTTAAATCTTCTACTTGCTTGAAAATGTTCTATTACCGGTTCACCTGCATCTTTCATTAGGTCAAAAATTTGTGTATAAGTTGCTGGTAAATCAATAACTTTGACATCTTGACTTTTAGCATATTTCTTAATAGTAAATGCTAATGCTTGCTGGTCTGTTAATTGTCTATAATTACTGATAACATTTATCCAGCATTTAATAAACATAATCATCTTGTCACTATTCTTTATATAAATAGTGCCACTTAAAAGTTCAGAACCATTTCTAAAATGTACACCTATGTCACCGTCAAAGGCGTCAAAGAGTGTAGGGTACTTTTGGATGATTCCATCTGCGTCAATATATAGCAAATCTTTATCTGGATGTTCATACATCATATCCAGTATAAATTCTGGTTTAATACAAGTATTATCTTGCCAAGATCCACGCTGGTCATAACCACGCACTTCGCAAGGTATATTAAAATTATTACAAGATTTAATTAATCCTTGTATTTCTTTCTCATAGGGTGTATCTTTAGTATAGAATCCGATTACTATAAAACTCATTTTCTCGTCAAATCAGCAATTATATGCCGACCCTCCAGTATATTGAAGTTCATACCAAGATTCCAAAAATCCTGCATAGCCCATCGGCTTCTATGAACTTCGTGTTTATTACCAAAAACAGCCAAGGACTCATTATTAATTTGTGTCTGAAAATTCGGAGTAGCTATAACTAAGTGTCCAGTCTCTGTCAACCATTTATCACGAAGTATACCAATAAGCTCTCTGCCTTCTTCTTTTGTAAAATGCTCTATAACATCTGCCATTAAAATTAAATCAAATTTACCAAGATGATTGCATTCTTTCAAATACTTATAGGCATTGCATATAACGATCTCATCATAAAGATATTCGTGTGCAGGAGTGATATAGTCTTTCCAAATTTCCATACCTATGAGAGTTGTTTTCCAAGTTTCTGGATTATGAAAAGCTCGTTGATTCCAATGACCATCTATGTATTCTCTAATGAGCATACCAAACTTACCACATCCTACTCCAATATCCAAAACTGTTTTAGGCTGTATCTCACGAATGATTTCTAGAATCGGTGTTATAGTATTATGATCTGAGCTCGGCATTTTGGCACCCCGCACAAAAGTATCTACTTACAAACGTATTATTTTTGGTACAGAAAAATCTTTCTGATCGCCCTCCACAACAAGAACTTGTTTTGACAAGTCTCTTTTGTCTATATTGACATTCTGGCATAATAGGAGCAAAGACATAGTCTTCTCCAGTTAAACGCTCGTAGCCCGGCGGTGGTTCTGGTGATGCACCACGCGCCGGGGCTATGAGGAATCCATTAGGAAGTTTACGAAAATTAGCCACGTGTAAACCTCGAGAACAATCTTTCCCACTCCTCCTTAGTAAGCTTATAAGCAGGGTCAATATACTTCTCAAGAGCCTGCTCATATTTCAGCCGTGCAAGTTGCGTATCCATACGAATGGCATTAAGCTCCTCATTAAACTTTTTCTCTGCAAGTTGTGCGTCCTCAAGAGCGTGACGAAGTTTCTTTATATCCTCGTCATTCACGTGTTTATCCTCAGCAATCATCAATGCTGATTGACGCAATCTAACTTGGCGAGCCTGAGCTTCGCGTTCTTGTTGCTGTTTCTGTTGGTCTGTTGTCATACTATCTCTCCTTTTTTATACAACGGATGTTATTATACCTTTTGTGACAGTTACCGTTTTCCCGTCAACAGTCGTAAATGTAGCGGAACTAGTTCCACTTGTGCCATTAATTTTTAAATCACCAGTCGGATTTAAATTTATAAAAGATCCAGCCACTATCTCTACTTCATTGGTGGACTCAAGTGACGCAAGACTACCAAAATGTAATCCCATTCCAGAACCAACACTACCTTGGTATATATCAAGATTAGCACCGACACCCGAGAGTATAGTTGTTGCGGCGGCGGCAGTAATTTCAATAGCCCCACCTGATGTTACTTTAGAGAGTGTAGGATGTGCCATTTCAGTAGCGGTGGCGTGTGTATCAAAATATGCATTTGCAGCATTATAGTAAAGAGTAGCGTGACTGCTCTCTATATAAAGTCCAGCAGTTATAGCCCTAAATTGTATATCTGGGGCATTGCCAATAATATAACCAGAGCCATCGATAGTTATATTACCACCATCTATATCAACAGGATTAGCATAAGCATTTATCCAAATACCAGTACCACCATTCTCAACAACAGTTTGACCACCTGAGGAACCTAGTGTAGCACCAGTATCTGCCTGTATGTTTACGAGACCAGTCACATCAACAACAAAAGTATCATTACCCCAATGATTGGTTAATGCATCTTGGATGTAAAAATCTACGGCTTTAACGTATCCTACACAAGAAAAATTGTCATTCTGGTCGGTGCCACCATAATTCTCAGTTCTCCAATAACGACCATCGTGACCTCCTTCATTAACAAGACAACCACTGCACGGCGTGACGGATTCTGATAAATCACCATCGTGTTCAATTGTTAGCCAACCATTATCTAGGCATTCTCTAACAGCCTGGCATATTGTACCTTCTCCGCCACCACCGTCATCATCAGTTACAAAATGACAATTAGTTTCAAGTTCATTACAGTCGATGCAACCCATCACATTCGAGCAACAATCATCTATCGCCGAACAGGCAAATCCTGCAGTGCCAGGTGTGAAATCTATAAAACCACCTGCAGGTTGAGCAAAATTACTAGTACCACCAGCCCACTCAGCATTTGCTAATTTAAATCTAAGAGTCGCTCCACTATCTTCAATAGACACTTGTTGTGGAACATTTGTCCATAAGTCTAATCCTGCTGGATTACCTTCAACATCTCCACCCTTATTATTCCAAGTAACGGGCCAAATCCATTCAAGTGCACGATCATTAGAAGTACTTAGACTATCTCGTGTTGGACATTGATGTTTCTTGGATGTATCGAAATAGTATAATTGAATGATGTCTTCATCAGCCAATACCTGAATTGATCTAGAATATCCAGCAGGTCTTAATGGCCACTCATTATCAAAGGCAGTCCATACTAATTTTCCAATTACTTCTTCGGTGTCATTTCCATCCGTTAGAAAATAAGTAGCAACTCTTTCAGGTGTATTGACAATAGGTATAGTATCAATACCAAATAGACCGAATTGATAGTAGAGATAAGGATTACCTACTGCTGTTCCATCCAATCTAGTTTCTAGTGTACTTTGATCTCTTTGAGTGTAAATTGATGCGTAAGCTGAATCAATAGCTGCCCATAGTCCGCTACCATCTGGACCTTGTAAAATATCTCCAGTACTGTTTCCATCAGTATTACCAATAAAGATATTTTCAGAATAGTCAGGTTGTGTATGTTCGTTTCCTATTTGCCACATTCCTCTTTCTGGAGCATTTATAGGATTCTTCTGAATCAGTGCTCTATTAGGAACATTACCGGCATATGAACCCCACGTAAAATATCCAGAGGATCGCCAGGCTATAGCTTCTTGATCATTACTATGTACATTAGTATAGATGTCGTCATCTTGGACTGTCTCTATACTATCAATATTACCGGTAGTAGTTACTTTTATAACTGCGAGTAACTCCCAGTTTCTATCTGCCGTGAATCCTTTATTTATACCAATACCAGAACTATATACGGATGAGGCTAAACCAACAAATAGTTCAGAGTTATCAGCGTTATCGACGATAGGTTCAGTTCCATAGTCGCTACCGTGCCAAGCGGCAATAACGTTGTATGTTCCTGCAGCTAAGCTAGATACTGAAATAGGTGTAGCAGTTTTTCCAATTGTATTGATTTTATGAATCGGTCCATCTGCCCATTCTTTATCTTCACCATTGCGATACCACGTACCCTCACTACAATACAAGTCTCCACTTTCATTTGCATATACAGTCCATCTTCCAGATGTATATTGGGTACTTCGTATATGCTGATCCCAATTTTGAATAACTTGTTCTCCATTCCAAGGCGGAGATTTTGGGTACTCATTAAGAGCGGCAGGTGTATCTGTTATAAAATTAAGTTTTCCAATTAATCGCTTATACGAGTAATGCTCAACCTTTGGTTCAGCAGCTTCAGCCGTTATGAGACCAGACATATCATAAGGATTTATAGTAACAACTATATAAGGTGTAGCTACAGATCCGATATCTGTAGCACCAAGAATCTTTATAAGATTTCCTTTATATACCCACCAGCCACCTTTGACATCAACACTTGACCAAGATTCTTGTGTCTCGAGCGTGGTAGCAGAATCATCCACGTGTGCGTGGATTTCAAATTCATCATTATGATCGGTTATTACCGGTATTCCTATAGACATAATTACCTCACTATGCAGGTCTAACTTGTGGAACTATATTTGTATTCGCACTAATAATATCTCGTCTATTAGAGCGGATTTCTACATCAATATCTACTGTGAGCCTTGATAGCCCGCCACGTATAACAAATTGTTGCTCAAAGAGTCCTGCTACAAATTGACAATTTTGTTTCCAGAATCTATCTCTACCCCAAGGTGTCATTATCCTTATTTCAGTTTCACCTTCTGCAGTATTGATAGCTGCTACATTCCCGTCTGAATCTCTAATTTCTGCTTTGATTGTAAATGGAGTAAATCTTCGTATTCTTAAGGGCCAGAGTGTTAAAAATATTTGATAACGCTCACGTGTAATGGGATGAGCTTCATAATATGTTGGACAAGAATCATCTTGCGGAACTTCGTAATCAATACCACCACCAATGCTAGGAGTAGGACAAGCAGTAAATGGAACATTCCAATAACCTGGGTCATCGGATGTACTTCCAACAGGTACGGCTGTACGAACTTTAACTCGGACGTGAGGCGAACTAGTTTCGTGAGTTACTGATTCAAAGAATCCACTAGCATTTGTTATAATACCGGGATAGTCCAATAACGCAGTATCATATGCTTCTATACCAGACTGCTGTATAATTAAGTCAGCCTCAAATGTTTTGTATGCCTGCGAATTTCTGTTAGACCAGAATTCTGTAACTCCTCTAACTCCACCCTCACAGACAAATGCCCAGAATTCGTGTGACTCCTCTTTATTTCCGAACTTATCATCATTCTGTTTTACAACAACTTCTTTACGCGAGGAATCTTCTCCAGAGTAATCTGTAACATATGACCCACTTACTTTAGTATTTAAGTCTTCTTTATCAGTAGTACCCAACTTGATGGTCTTCATCAAAGTTATACCTTTTGTAAGGGTATGCTTGCGTCCTACTGGAACTAATGCTGGATTTTTTGCCGCACTTTGATACCTAAGATTTAGACCATCAATAATTATTACTGACGCCGTTTGCCAAGCATATTCTTGTATGAAACTTATTGCATCAGTCGTTTGGAAATAAGCGAAGTTAGTACTAACTGAAGGTAAGTCACTATTCGCGGAGTCAAATGTATATGTTGTGAAATTATCAACTACCCATTGTACCAGTAACTTAGGATTAGCAGTAAGACTGGAAGAAACATTAACATATATTTCGTCTTTCCAATTCTCACATTCTCTACTACTCAAAGCCTGATCAAAAGTTATTGATGTTGGATTTCTTACAACAGCTCCTGGCTCTGTAGTAATTGAATCACTACCGATCACGGTATAGTAAGATGATGGAATTCTTGCCCAAATTTCTTTACCATAGAATGTACGCTTGCCCCATACTTCTCCTACACTTCCTGGGTAAAGATTAACAATATATTTGTCAGTGTAACCAGTCTCACTCACATAGATTACTGGAGTTCCTTTAGGAATCCTCCATCCTCCAGCGGCTACTACTGTCATAATATTACCGCCATCAGTATAGATTTCAAAATCCGTATCCCATTCTTCTCTAGGAAAAGGTGCTACTTCTAAAAGGGTATCATCGGATGTCAAATGACTAGGCCAGGGAACAGAACAAAACCATTTATTCTCATCCTCAGGATCTCTGCCTATTACATAATTTACAAATTTATAAGTGCCATAGTCTTTTATAACATACATACCAGCTAAATTACCTGTAAATGCAGGTGGTGTCCAAAATACTGAACGACTTGTAGAATCAGTCGGTCCTCTATCTGCTAGTGTCAGATTAGTATAGATAGGTTTATTCTTTATAGAGGGAGTAAATGTACTTCCACTCATAGATCCTACAAAATATAGTCTACCAATCTTAAGTGTTATTGTCGTACCTTGCGGAAGACTCTCACCATTATCAATTTCATAGGTGGCATCAGATTTTGAAATCGTATTGGTTAATGCAGTAGCTTCTGAATATTCAACTCTAACTCCGGGTATCTTGAGTGCATTACCAAATACAATCGGCCAGTTCTTGCCAGCGGCATTATTATTCATTTCTGGCCAGGCATTTTCTTCTGGTGCATAACCTAAATCACTACTTTGACCACTTCCACTTCCCTGTCCATCAGATGTGCCAGAAACAGATTCACAACTAAGTGTAAGTGTACGTTCACCTTCGTCCCAAGTAGTATCAGTAATTTGACCACTTAAAAGTAAAGCATCTGCATAAGAGCCATCAGGGTCTATTAATCTTTGCCATACTGCAACAAGTGAACCTTCTGTAACGGTATTATCGTAAACATTCTTTAGTCCACCATCAGTATCATCAAGAACAAGCGTACAAGATTTAGAAATCCCACTATTTGAACCTACTTGTGCGGTCTTGGATATTGAGGCATTAACCAGTAATGCACCTGAAATTCCGGGCATACCACGTGAACCGTATTTTACTCCAGCTCCACCACCCCACTTTATTTCTGCCCATACAAAAACTTCTGTACCGTATTGAGCCATTTTATACTCCTACCGCTGAGTTTCAAAGTCAATAGTTATAGTTGCCCATTCACCACATACCGCTTTACGACCATCTATAGAAATTTCAGCTGGTTCATTTTTAATAATACCTTGGAAAGACGCTCCATTATAATCAGTATAAGTATGCACCATTCCACGTGAACCACGAAACCAAGCAAGAAAGGCTTCAGCGGTATTACTCGGAACATTTTGGATTGTGAGATGAAACGTAGAGATTGGACTAGGTTGCCTATAACTAAAAATAGCTTTAGCCATAGTGATTTTAAAAATCGTTCCAATATTAAATTGATCATTATCCCCAAGAACTGGATTAGGTAATTCTATAGAACCGTAAGCACTAGAAAATGTTATCATAATCCTAACTCCAAAAATTCAAAAGCCAGACTATTTGAGCAATTTGGTCTGGTTCTTATAATTTCTTCAACAGGTGTCCAAATAACACCATTATATGAAGATCCTTGATTCACAATAACAACTGGAATACCAGCTGACTCTGTAAAGAATCCCATCAAAGCCGTTATATCAGTAGACTTAATGATGCTGAAATTATATGAGTGTATGCGTAAAGATGCCCATTCACTCCAAGCATATACTTTCAAATCCCCGTTAGCTGTCCTCCTACGGATATCATTAGCTTGAACACGTCTGATATCCCCAAAATCAGGATTCCTGATCGTTATATCATAAGGAGCATATATAAATTTAAATGACATATTACCTCGTCAATGTAACTGTTCCACGCCGTATTTCCCTACGGAGTAATCTACCAAGCTTAATTACATCTACACTCTCATTTCCACTGGACTGCATAGAGATGTTAAAATCTCCGAAGGTATTATTAGTGCCGCCACCTTCAGCAAATCTACTAACACCAGAGTTCATAGCAACTAATTGACTATAGAACTTACGTGTCGCTCCTTTATTCATTACAAATTCACCCGGACTAAGTAATGCAGGTATTGTATCCGTTCCAACTTGAACACGATTACCTTTTGCAAATGTTTGTATAGCACCACCTAGGGCTCGAGTAATAAATCCACCTTTAGATTCTGGGAGCGGCTCACCAGGTTTGGGCGGTGGTGTTGGCGTTGGCGGTTTAATCTCGTCGATTATTCTCTTTAGATTAGCCATTGAATCTCTTAATTTATCTGCGGCTGAACTGGTTCCAGTAACAGAAGCAGTAAGGTCATTAAGTTGCTGATCAAAAGTTTTACCTTTAGCTTCAAGAATATCTGCGGCTACTCCAGCTTTTTGCAATTCGGCTTGTAGATTCTTGAGTTGCTGAATCTGTGTTTGGTATGCTTCGATGTAACGTTTGTATTCTTCCAGAGGGAAGTTTTGTGTATTCTCCCTGAGTCTTGCTAATTCTTCTGCTGGTAAATTTTGTGCGGCAGCTTTGATTTCTTCAGAAACACCCTCTAAGAACTTACCAGTCTTAGCATAATAAGCGGCTGTTAAATCCTTAAGTCTTTCGACTACGACTTTATTATTTTCTTTTACGCCTTCTATATTTTGTTTAAGAACTTCCTTATTACGTTCAACTTCAGCCCTAGCAGCCTCAATCTTTAACTGGTCAATCCTAGCTGATGTCTGAGCTTCAACACGTTCTCTTAGTTGTTGCAGAGCTATAACATCTTTAAGGTCAGTTCCATATACTTTTCGTTTTGCAGCTAAAAGACTATCTATAGCATCAAGAGCTTGCTTCTCAATACTATTAATTACGTCAAGATTCGTTTCAGTCGCTAATTTAGGGATATTCTTTTCAGCTTCGATATAGGCGTCCAAAGCAGCCTCATAAGCGGCTTGTTCTTGCTTCTTCTTCTCAACTGCTTCTGCCTCAGCCTTTAGTGTCTCGGCTTTGATTCTCTTAATCTCTTCCAAAGTATTCTTGGTTCTAGTAACTAGAGCGTCATACTCTTTGGCTAAGTTATTTTGTTCGCTGTAAACTTTCTTTATTGCCGCTTGTTCTTCTTGAAGTGTCTTGATCTTAGCGATACGCTCATTCTGAGATTCTATGATTAGTTTAATTTCGTCTTTGATTAGATCAATCTTACTGCGATCAGCTGTTCCGCCAGGCTTTGTAAGTTCTTTTTCAATATCGGCTCTCTTCTTTGCCGCCTTTATACGATCTTTCTCTGCGGCTTCTGCCTCATCCTTTATCTCTTGAGAGATTTCTTTAAATCTTTTCGCACCTTCTTCATTGAGCTTATTGCTTTCCTTAATGATATCATCGCGTAATTTTAGAAGTCTATTACCTTCCTCATATAAGTCATTTACACGCTCTACATCCCTAGTAGTATTAAGTTCAGCACCAATCTCTCGCAGACGATTCTTTATGATATCAAGTTTTGCTTTTGGATCTTCAAGTCCTTCGATCTTAAGATCGAATTTAATTCTCGTTGATTCTTTTACAAGATCCTTTATTCTATCTTCAACTGTCTTGAGTTCATCCTGAGTTTTCTTAAAAGCATCCTCAAGTAATTTAAGTTCTTCCTTGATGACATCTATATCTTTTTTGGCATTGGCTTTAATAGCCTTGCTCATTGCTTCAAGAAATGTAACAGTCTCGGCAGCATACTTATTAATAAAGCCACTGATACGTGCACCAGCTTGTAAACTTTCTCTTGCAAGAACATTAAAAGCTTCCACTATAAAATCGGCAGTCTTATTAAGGGCTTGTATACTTTGTTCAGTATAAGTATCCCAAAATTCTTCAAAATCGTCTCTTGCTTTTGCAACTGCTTCATTATGTTTATTCCAGAAATAAGTTGTAAGTTCCACTAGTAACTGTAATGTTACATAAGCAGCAATATAAGGATTAACTGCCGCTGAAGCTCTCATAGCATTACCAAGATTCGTAAATCCAAGTGCTGAAGCGTCGGCGGCTATCTTTAATGTTAAAAGTCTATTAGCTACGGCATTTAAGGCTTTCATAACAAAGCCAAGTAATACAGTTGCTACGATCACCTTTATACCACGCATTGCTATTCTAAATGTTTCAAGAACTGCACCCGTCTTATCTTGTAATGCCGCTAAAGAAGCTATGAAATTCTGACCAATTTCAACTAGGAAGAAATTCTTAAGAGTCTCAACTGTAATAGCTACTTTCTTACCTTGATTTTCCAACACGGTAGTAACTGCTCTATCAAAGGATTCCTGGGCATTTTGAACGGCTTCCAAATTTTTCTTGTATGTCTCAAATCCAGAACCTGTGGCAATCATAGCACCTGTGATACCACGAATCAATGGGAAGAATTTTGCAAGTTCTGTTGAACTTCCCTGAGTCTTCTTACGTAATTCTTCATAAATACCAGCAAGACCATAAGTTGCTATAGCGTCTTCACCGGTTGCTACACCAAGTTCAGATAGCAACTTTGTCATTTCTTCTGTTGGTTTAATCAACTTAGTCAAGAAACCACGTATCTGTGTAGCCGCTTTATTATATTTAACACCTTGGATAGTGATTGTGGCAATCGTAGCAAATAGTTCTTCAAATCCAATATTAAGTTGACTAGCTAAAACAGCAACGTCACCAATACTTTGTGCCATTTCATCCAACCTAACACGACCAAGTTCAATAGTTTTGAATAGTGCGGCTGAAACTTGGTCAGCATAAGAAGCATCAAGACTATAGGCGTTGAGTACACCAGTGAGTGCAAGTACAGCTGTATTTTGGTCACTGACTGCTGCGACCGCAAGTCTAGAAGCTGACTCTACAAATTTGAGAGCTTCAGCACCCTGAGCAATCTGGTTTGATAGAGCTTGGTAAGCCGCTTCAGCAGAGTCTAGAACGCTGAATCCAAAAGAACTAGAAAGTTTAACTAGACCTTCTGCCCATCCACCAAAGGATAACTGAGCACGCTGAGAAATAGTTTGGATTTCTGCAATCTTTATTGATAGTTCTTTAGCCGCAACGATACCATTACGCATTGCTACTACGATTGCAGAAATTGATCTGTGTATTAACTGTACTGTAACAAGTCGAACAAAGGATTGCCAAGAAATAGTAAGAGCTTCTGTTTGTTTCTTAGCTTCTTCTGTAGCCTTTGCTTGAGCAGTTCTGGCTATAGCTGATTGTATAAATCCTCTTCTAGTAGCCTCACCAGCTCTTTTGTTGGCTTCTGCCGTTCCATAAATGGCAGTCATCAGCTTAACATTTGCTCTGCCCAGAGCTTCTAAGTGAGCTTGTTGTTTAGCTCTTACACCATCACGGCGTCTTTGTTCTTTTTCTTCGGCGTCAGCAACTTTTTTGGCGGCAGCTACTTGTCGATCATAAGCTGATAGAAGTGCAGACTGTATTCTGCGTACTGCATTTTCTCTACGTTGTTCAGCCGCAACCATATCATTAACGGCTTTAATTCGTGCTTGTTTTTCACGTTCGGCATTAGCGATTGCTTCTTGTGTTCTTTTAGCATCTGTCTGACCAAGTTTTAAATATGCGGCATCAAGTTTTTGAATGGCAGCAACTAATTTGGTATTTTCATCAGTTACTTTTATAGTACCATTACGAACTAAATCAAAGTAAGCTTTAGTTTGAGTCGTTGTAAGATTCATCGCATTTGCGATTCTTACAACTGCTTGTTCCTGTGCTCTAAAAGCATTAAGTTCTTCTGGAGTTGCACGTACACCAGAAGTTGTAGGAAATGCCGATCTGACACCAGCTCTAGTAGCACTTTGTCCAGCAACTAAAGCGGCTTGTAATTTACGTGCTTCTCGTTCCTGCCTGACCATTTCGGCAGTTGTATCAACCATTGCACTTTTTACAACTGTTTGACCTTTAGCATTTATTTGTAGCGTTTGCGTAAGTGTCTTGGTAGCAGATATCTCTTTTTGGATATTAGCTATAAAGTCTGTGATTTTACCATCAACGGTAGTTACAGTTTGTTTTACTTGTTTGTCAAGTATATTATTATATTTAACGTGAGCGTCCGCCATTGCCTTAAGTTGTTTAAGGTATTGTGCGGCGTTTATTTCAAAATTAACAACTTCTGTTACACCAAAAACTGATTTCCAAATCTTCATATTAGTCCTCGAACTGTATTGCAGGTTCTATAACACCTTTGCCAGTCTCCCTAAAAAGAGACTCAGCAGTTGGAACGAATTGCTTGAAATACTTTTTAAGAAATGCTTCCATTGCCGAAACGGCTTGTCCGACACTCTCCCAGGCTCCACCTGGTTTAGTAAATCCAAGACCATATTCATTTATAAAGTATTGGTAAACTTGTATTTCGAATACAAAATTATATCTAGGATTATTAGGTGCACCATACTGAAGTTTATAAGACTTCTCACCGAGTTTTTCACCAAGCTTTCGATCTTTAAATCCACTAGGTATGTACGTACCGGTAATTAATGTTAGCCCCTTTCTACGTTCACGGGCAGGACTTGATGGTGGGATTTCTGCTTTGACCTGTCTCGAAAGCTTGAAGAGCGAGGCATAGGACATTCCTGTATCCTGATGCCTCGACACTTCTTCCGCTAGTGTTTCAACAAAAACACGTACGGCACGATCAAACATTTTTACATTTTTCTTATGTTGCTTGGTAAGAGTAGCACGGACGTCAGGTGTTAAGCCTAATTTCCGTCGTATAGTTGTTTGATAACCGTAGCCCATTATATACTTCGCTGTTCTTGATGTTCATAATCTCGAATTTGGTAGTAAGCTAACAAATCCGCTTGAGTAAGAACATCATTCTCTTCCCAATTCTTTTTCACGTTTGGCGGTACAACTCCCATTAGCTCGCAAGCCCTCCAGATGGCGTACTTATTCGTACGCCCCTGGGGTAGCTTACGTTGCTTTACTGTGCCGCCTCCCCAGCTAAAAAAGCTTTCGTAGCCTCATCAATTTTCTCTTGATTAAGACCACAAGCCATTTGAATTATCTCAAAGAGCTTTGACACTTCTATAGTTGTAAGACCAGAAGTCTCGAGTTCCTTGATATAGTTTTCATACGTCTCAGGCTTGGACATATCGACAGTATCCCATTCCAATCCCTCAGTAGCACTAAGAGATTTAAGAATCATCCAATGGGTCTTTCGAGCCGCCCACTCCTCTAATGCTTTCTTGTACTTAGGACTCTCCACATCCTGAGATACAACCCCACCAGGTTTCATTATAGCTTCTGGTTTCGGTTGAGGACATATCTTATCGAAGTCCTCATAGTTGCCTACCGGCTTAGCTTTGAATACCAAGTTACCATTTTTCCTAGGAAAAACAATAACTTCCTCGTTCGGCTGTTCTATATTTTTGCCTTTGACCTTCATACTAACTCTCTCTTTCTCCTCGCAGATATCGCGAGTATTGGTTGTGGACGGGATGGGATTTGACCCATCCCGTCCGAATACTGCACTACACGTTAGCTAGACTGTGCCGACCTGACAACAGTAGCTTGTGTTACATTACACTTACCAGACACACTCACTGTACCAGCCCGAAGGTCGTGGTCCAGGGACTCGTAACGGAAGTCAGGAAGTGTGATAACTTCCTGGTCACCGCACGAGGCAGGTATTGGAGCATATGTAACTTCGATGTCAACCGCATATGGACGACAAGCATCTGCATCTGTCGATACCCAATTTGCGGCATTTCCGATCCTCTTCAGAGCCTCTTCCACTGTCGGAGGCGCTCCTGATGCTGAAGATCCACGCAGATATTCCCATACGAAGTCCATTGAGACATCGACAGGTATCTGGTCACCTTCACGAACCTCATCAAGTATACCACGATCAAGTGTATACTCAATATTACGAGCTTCCGTGTACGTTAGATTTCCCTCACCAATGGTTATTGTCAACTCATTGGTACTACCATCCTTGATCTTGATGGTAGCATATTTCAGGTCAATCTGTGCGAACACAGAGATCCACGGCCGAACCATTCTATTCATCTTATTCTCCTTACACTTTTACCAAACACTCATAGTGTCCTTCGACACTAGCTTGAACTACTTCACTCTTAACATCCACTTTTCCAAAATGGAAGATGTCTAGTCTATGACGTTTTTCGGTATTCTGCAACAAGTACCAACACGCCCATTGAGACTGATCATCATCAACACCAGTCCCGAATTTGAATAATCGTATCGTTGTGAAAGCGGCAGCAACAATGCCAACATTCTGATGGATACGATGATAATTATTGTTGTCCATAGCGGATGTAACCAATATATTGACTTCGCCATATATACGCCAATAGTCCTTACTGATTTCAGTAATCTGCGGACCGTCCATCCGTAACTCGATGAAGTCTTTCAAGTCACGGGTGTCTCTTTTCTGACCCTCAATAAACATATATAAACCTTGCCTACGGTCATCAAAATGTTTGCTGACCGAAGCAAAACACCATCTGGGCCAATTTGGATTTGCACTCATATTTTAACTCGCATTATCTGAATTAACAATTTCTCTGGCTCTTAATAGATAAGCATTATTATCTTCTGCCAGAGTTACTTCATAAATATGATATTCACGATTATTAATAACGATGCTATACTCAGTAGTTATTTCCCTAACAGGATTTGGATATCTGTAGTCAAGAGTAAGATCTTTGATATCAATTATAAACCACCTATCATTGGTATCAAAATACCCACCATAAGTAAAGTTCTTATTGGCGGCAATAAATGAAAGGTCATAAACAAAGTCTGATATATTTCTGCGTGGAAGTCTAATGATTCTGGAAATCGCTAGATCCACAAAATTAATAGTAGTTTCGCCCGTTGTAATATCGTAACCAGATGTTGAATTATCTGGATAACGCAGAATACCGGCAATACCAAATTGCCGTTTTAGTTTATATACGACTAACGCGATTTGTCTTAATGTATTCTTAGCTGTCATATCTTCCTTAGGGGATCGGGAGTCCCCGAAGGGACTCCCTCTCCAAACCTCCGCTTAGGCATTAGGCATACATTACGACGCCAAGGTTGGTGTCAAGAGTCTTAACACCAGCCAGCATATCGACAGTAACCAGATGTCCTTGCTTACGACCTTCGTACGTAATCACAACACGAATGGACAGACCATTGTAGTTAGCGACCGCACTCAGAGCACCAGTTCCAGACCTCGGCTGAGCCAGAGGGCGAGTAACCAATGCGATAGCATTGCGATGGAAACCAAAGCAATACTCACCAGCCGGGCCAATACCAACAACAGCGTCATCAGCTGCCGCCGCGTCCAGAGGACGGTTAGGCAGAAGAGCCGTGGTTGTCGGAGTGCTAAGAGCACTATACCTATCAGCCGCCGTGCCGATAGAAATCAGCTGACCCGTCTTAGGGGCAACAGTGAATCCATCGATTACGAGATCCTTGCCATACCCTGCGGCATAGCCAGCACCGTAATTAATTGCACCAGCCGTGTAAACAGTCACAACTGCATTGTCCAGAACTGCAGACTTCAGACCAGGAGTGATCGTTATCTGAGTAGGAGTTGCACCACCAACTGTTCCGGTAATCATCTGAGGAACCATATCCCCAGCGATTGTGCACCAGCTACCATTGGCTATTGCCGCACTGAATCCGTCAACTGTCAGAACTGTTGAACCAACTGCATACCCAGCCAGCAGATTGATTGCACCAGTCACAGTCGTGTTTCCAGCTGCAACGCTAGGTACATTCTGGCCCATAAAGAAGTCAAACCCAAACTTGCGTCCGAGCCAGCCTTCCCTCATAGCCGTACCTGCATCACCAACTTCGTTAGCCTTAATGAACTCACCGATGTCAAGCAGAGCACCCTCTGCATTCGGAGACACAAGCATATTGCGTCCCATCATCGGAACCTTATTGTTGTTCATCACTTCCTTAGCCGCAATCACAGTACTGCGAGTCGGGTTCGTTCCCAGCTTACCAACTGAGTTACCCATAAACTCGTAGACCTGACCGAGCACGACTTCGTCGATCGCCTGAGCTTCTGCCGTAAGAGCAGGAGCAAGATAAAGGGAAACAAGATCCTTAAAGGACTTGCTCTCTTCACCATCCTTGATCGTGAATGAAACGTGCAGGTGCTGATTCAGCTTAACCGGTACGTTCGTTGCCTGTGCATCCTGGACCGTAACCTCGTCAGCGTCCGTCTTGCGTTTTGCAACGAAAGAATTAGGACGATGAGCGTTAACAGTATCACCAAAGCTTGCAATCTCGTTCTCGAAATCACGATAGACGAGGTTTGCAGCTACCATATTGGCTTCCAGAATCATCAATGCTTCCTGAGCCCACACCTCTGGGATGAGAGCATCATTATCATTGTCGAACACTGTCAGCCACACCTTCTGAACCTTCTTATTCATCTTCTACTTTCTCCTCGGATTCAAACATCCGTTAGATTTTACCAGCTTTCCTAGCTTCCCTATAAGCCTTAGGATCTCTCGCCAGTGATTTGAGGTCGGCTTCTTTTCCAGTGCCATTGTTACTGCCACCGATTCCACCAACTCCCTTACCCTTGAAGAGATTTCCATACTTAGGGATTTCCGTCATCCTCTTAACTGCCTCCCTTACGGAAAGCGTAAGAGTCACAGGTTTGCCGTCCTTGTCAGAGTCCTCAAATTCGACTTTGGGACTAAACTTTCCGTTCGGCTTACCATCTTCATCCAAAGCTTCTGCAAGCCTTGTATTAGGGCGTAGTATAGCAACGATCTGCTCGGGAACGAAAGCTTCGTTCTCAAGAGACGCGTCAATTATTGTACGCTCAATAGTCTGATTCGTGAATCGTTGTTGCCACGCGTCACGGTCAGCTGTAAGTTTTTCGATCTCCTCACTATGTTTCTTAGCGAGTTTATCTTTTTCCTTCTTCGAAAGTTCTTCCTTCGTAAGAAGGTCATTCCTCATACTCTCGAGACGTTTCTCGAGTTCTGTTCTCTCGTCATTTGTGAGGTTAGCTTTAGCTTTAAGGGCTTCTGCTTCCTCTATAGCCTGCTTAATTCTGGCTTCGTGCTTGCGACGATCTTCGGCAAGGATTTTATTAACCTGCTCTTGGGTAAGAAGCTTTCCCTTACCATCGCCACCAGTACCGCCACCAGATCCACCTTCACCACCAGCTCCGCCTTCTCCGCCAGCTCCGCCTTCTCCGCCTTCTCCCTCGAATACGGCATACCACGGATGGTTAAGGATTGTTCTAATCATATTTTCTTCATACTTCTTCATCTTCATTCTCCTAGGAGACCCTAGTAATGCTAAACGAATTCACGTCACGCAGATAGGGCATCAGGTATCTCCAAGCGACTGAGCTTGGGATTCCCGCAACTATGTGCGGTGGTGGAGTCGTTCGATCATAGGTTGATCTCACATTTGCATAACCTTGAGAAACCATATTTAGTTGCTCAAACTCTAGTTCAATGTCAAAACCATCCAGAAACTTAAGTGCACACTCGGCACAAGCTTTCTTGATGTCTTCAGGTACTACTGTGTCGGCATCCCTGGGAAATTGATTCTCCTGACTAGAATCCGTCTTACTCCCAAGATAGTTCAGTCTATCAATAGCTTCTGTAGCCATAGTTAATGCAGAAACTTTAGATGAATCAGATGCTAAGTCCCAAGGTTCAGTATTGAGCCTTGTCGCAAAGTATGTGTCACCTTCTGCAGTTGTCATATAATTAGGCATTGTTCTTACCCTCCCCACGAGTCTTAGTACTTACAACATCATCTTCATCTGTCTCTCTTGATGCCGCTTTTTCTTTTGACCCTGCGGTAGGATCTGCACTGGCGTCATCGACGCCCCTTGCGGCTGGGTCTGTTTGGGCCATTTGGATTCTCGCAATCCTTTCTGCGTGTTCCTTCTTAGCCTTCTCAGCCTCGCCCTTCGGATATAGACGTGCTATGCTTGCTGTCTCAACAGTGACAAGACCTTGCTCTATATCACTCTTGAGTATATCAGGATCTATCACGATTACTTCAGCTTTATCAATTTCATCGTGCATTACCTTTAGTTCTTCAGTTGAAACTCTGTGACCAACTAGGGTTGTTATAGTTTCCTTAGCCACTTCCTTCTGATAGGTCTTAGATGGGATGTTAGGAATCAATTCTATGTTTTCCTTAGCTTCCTTTCTTCGATCCTCGTCAGTCTTTAGACTATAGTTAGAAGGATACGTCACCTTCGTTTCACCTTTATATGATTCATACTCGTTCCAGATATTAGCGATACGCTCTTCAGCATACTGCAATTCCATTCCGATGTATGAAAGACCTGCTTCCAGACTTCTGTTATCTTCTTGCTTACTTTCAGCAGAAGCTCTTACTGGCTGAAGTCCAGATACTGCCAAATTAACTAATTGCCTTATTTCATCCTTAAGTTGATCTTGCTTCTTCATTGAAGCAAGCAAAGGTTCTGGAGAAGGATGTATAAATTCCGGTCTCTCAACTCCCTTAGGGTATCTGCGACCTTGAGCCGTACCAAGCTCAATTTGATTTTTATTTGCCGTATCAGCTGATACCTTTTCACCGTCCTCTGTTCCAGCTGTATCATTAGCGTAAGCTTTACGAAGGTTAGCCATTTCTACGGCTATATCAAATTGCTCAGTATAGAATGGGAAATTGGATTTCAATGTATAGTTTATGTCTGAAGAAGCAAGATTCGTCATAGCGATTTGATAATCTGCAACATCAACAAGAAGACTCTGTGAGAGTTCAGCTATAACAAAAGGTATCTGCGTCAGTGCCAGAGTCTGTCTTTCTTTTTCTTCTCCATTCAAGTCATAGATAACAACTTCTACGCCAGAATTTGTAAGCTTCAAATGCCTATAGGATTTTTCTGTTTGAACAGTAAGTCCTGTGATTTCGTCAATCTTCGGTCGTGTATCAGCTAGTAACAAAGAGACAAGTTCACCGTTCTTGGTAATAGTCCAAGACTTTATTTCCTCTGCCTTATAAATATAGATATATGGACGTATTCCTTCAGTATCCAATCTAGTAGGATTTTGCGGAAGTGGATCTTTGTCAACGTATATTCCAACTTTAGCCATTGAAAGCAACTCAGGTAATACTAGTCGACCAACAAATCCATTCATTGAATTACCTGTATAGTCAACACCATTATCTTCACCACCAATTGCCGCCTGATAAGTGTCTGCTCCACCAGTTCTTTGAATGTCAACCATACGTTGATAAATAGCATTTTTGATATCCATTACTGCTGCTTTCGCGTGAGCCGCACAGTAACTCATCTTTTTACGATCACGGAAATCATTCCAGTCTTCTCTTGAACTAAATCTTTCTAGGTACTCCTCCACAAATGCTTTACCGCCGGTGAAGGTATACCTGAATTTTTGCCAAGCAGAAAGATTGGCACTATACTCAGGATGTACCATATTCTGAATATTTGATCCTGCAAATATTGATTTCCAGATTCTCATACTACTCCCTTTATATCTTGAGAAGTAAGCAATCCTGCCGCTAGTGGCAGTGCTATCTCACAGTAATTTCTTGCGTGTGCAAAGTGATCTGCCTCATTCCCAGTTACATATGTACCAATAGGATTATCATTCTTATCTTTACGGTACACCCTAACTGGTGCTTTTATGTGATCTTTATATTCGAGAGAAAGATCTTTCGGAAGATGCAATGCATTACGCTTGATTCTTCCCAACGATAAATCTAACCAAGTTGTACGATCTACGGTTAGAGAGTGTTCTTCTTCAGCGTGAAGATGAATGGTTTTTCCAGCAACGTTGTTGCCATAGAAACACATTCTAACAAAACCCCAAAATCTTTGAGCAAACTCAAGAGCTTTTCTTCTTTCTGGATTCGCGTCAATCACACAGAACTTTACGTGGTACTGATTCATTAATCCATCCAACTCTTCAAAGTGTTGGATTTTACCTTCCCACATAAGTCTGCCAGTTGCCATAAGATTAATATCGACTGAAGGTATCATTCCTTTTTCGAAAAACCATTGAGTAATTTCAACGTGTAACCATTTACCTACGTCTACTCCCATTGTACAAAGTGTATCCATTGGACAACTTTTCATTTTAGTATAGTCGCGTGTACAGTCAGAGATTTGAGCATCAGATATTTTCGCACCCTCTACAGTATGTGTTTCACCCATCTTAGAGTTCCAATATTCCTGCTCGTCTGCAGGATTTGTCTCTGACTTGATCTTGGAAATCGCTATTTTATAAGGAGGCATAACCATAGAATACAATTGATTTATCTGGAATCCTCTAGCCATTTGATTCGTTTTAGATTCAATCCATTGTCCTGTTCCGCCAGCAATTTTATCCTTTAGGAAATTTACTTTATCTTCGTGCGGAAGGATATGTTTACATTCTTTACAAATAATATGTGATTCCCTAATCCTTATATCACTAATGTCTTCTCCAATTACTACCAGACATTCTGGAGTAAGTTCCGTAAACCGATTACAGAATGGACACTTGAAAAAATAATGTTCTTGCGTTGAGTCTATAAAATAAGCATTGATTCCGTACTTATCAATAGTCGGGGTAG